TGCAGGCGCGTTCCTCGACACAGGAGCGCGCCTGCACCTCGATGGCCAATTCGACCGCGCCGCAAGCGAGATTTACAGCGGACTACAGAACCGCATCGCGCACGTGCCGGGCGCGAGTCTCGTTTCCGCCGTGCTTGGACGCTCGGCGCAGGCGGACAGCGGGCAGATGGCGCGCCTAGCCAAACTTCTCTTTCGACATCCTGATGGCGATACCGATCGCGGCAGGCCCTTCGACCCAACCTCGCTCGCGGCCATTCAGGGCCTCGTCGAAGACTGGGGCAATCGGATGCTCGCTTCGGGCGACGCGAAGCGCTGGCACACGGCCAGCATCGCCACGCTTGCGAGCCATGTTCCGTCCGTGAGCCTGCTGCCCATCTTGAAACGGCTGCTGGACGACAACCTGCGGCGCTACCGGGCTTTCCGTGAGGAAGCAAAGGCTGTTGGCTGGCAGCAAGGCGAAGCTGTGAACGAAGCTCGCCAGCCCATGACGCACGAGTATCAGCGTGCCTTCCTGGCAATTAAAACGCCAGAGACAGCCACCATGATGCAAGGATACCTGATGGATAAGCACTTCGGTGCGTTGGCCGCACAGGTGCTCGCAGACCAATGGCGTACCGGGAACGAGCCGGCGAACGACAAACGCTTTCTGATCGGCGTGGACTTCTCGGGCGTGGCGGAGAAGCGCACGGCGCGCGCAGCGGATCCTGACGCAACGTCGGTGGAAGCGGAAACAATTTTTGCGGCGATCAAGCCCCTCATTGTGGATGGCGCGGCAGATGAGCAGACAGAGCTCGCGGTCGCGCTCGGCACTGTCGCGTCACGGCTCCCGCATGGCCAGAGGGACAACACGATCCAGAAGCTCATTGCCCTCGCACCGAGGTGCGCGCGTCCCAATCTGCTCCTGAACCTTGTTCTTTCTGGCGAGGAGATCGACATCAAGGTCGTCGCTGACGGGATCTCCGAAACCCTCGAGGCGGCCAAAACCGACACATGGATATTGACGGAGAGCGATGGCTACGAATTGAAGCTTTGGCTACGCCTTCTGCCATTCGTGAGCCGTCCAATCGAGGCGTTAGCTGTAGTCCGCAACATGCCGGCCGCGCAGCGAGAGCCGCACTTCCTGGAGGAAATGGTCGGGGCTCTCGCCGATGCTCCTTCAGGCGAAGCCGAAGAGGTCTTGTTCAAGCTCGCACAGGAAGACCCGCGCTTCTACTTGAGCGATCAGTGGCGCACGACGGCCTTGCGGTTCGGGACACCATCTTCCGCGCGTCGAATCGTTGAACTGGTCGTCTGTGGGGCCTTGGACCGGACAAGGGAGCACTGGCATCTGGCATCGGAGCTCGGGAACCTGATCGCGGCATATCCGGATTTGCGCTCCCATGTGTATGACCTATTGAAAGACGGCCCGACCACGCCCGGACTCGCGATTTTAGCTCGCGCGGTCGCGGAGGCTCCGGACGAGGACGGCTTGCTGTTACTCCTAAGATTTGAAAGGGAACTGAAAGGGGCCTTTGTGACTCGGCACACTATAGCACGGATTGTCACAGAGCATGTGCCTGACATTGTTTGGGCACGAGCATACATCGTTGTGCCGGTCCCTGCCGGCAGCTTGCGGCAAAAGCTGCTTGCACTGACGACGGACGGCGGTCCCGCTGACGTCGCGGCTCACTGGCTGCGTCAAATTGACGAGATCAGGGATGAACATGGAATGCCTGAAACCGAGCCGCGTCATCCCGATCTGGAGTTAGGCAAGCCTTGGCCGATCATGCGGCCAGATCCGGACGCTGTCGTGGAGGGTTAACCAGATTGAAATTCTGGCGTTCAACGCCGGTGTTGTCGCTGTTGAAAAGGCAAGCGCGAACGTCTCTTTCGGGTCATACCTGGTATCTCGGTGACCGAGCATAAGAATTCCGTTCTGCTCTGCATAGCCGCCGTTCGCCGGCGGCGGCTCAAGCCGCCAAATTGGAGCCAGCGAACCGCGGCGTCGGATTTGAAAACATGAGCTCCGGCCATCGCCACGGTGGTGAGCGTGCCGCATCGTCGCTCGCCGACGACTACTATGCGCGAACCAAGGCGCTGGTCGACGCCTGTGAGGTGATCGGCACGTACGACTGCCCGTGGGTGGCCAACCGGTCGCGTGACGGGAAGCGCGTCTATCGCGACAAGCGTGTCCCTGAGATCCTGAAGTGCGGCATCAACACGAGCAAGACCCTGCCGTGGCACGAGCTCAGCGAGCTGCTCGCGATGAACGACGGTCTGCCGTACGACAAGGGCACGCCGAACGCTCACTGCGATGTCGCGACGGCGCTCGAGCGGCGCGCGGTCGAGGCGCAGGTCCCGGACGATGCGGACATCTGGCGGAAGTACAGCGATGAGATGGACGGGTACATCCGCGAGGTCGACGACGAGACGATCGAGCGTGTGCCTCCCGACATGGATCTGCGGCCGTTCGAGGAAGACGACCGCGCACTGTTGCAGAAGCTGATCGACGCCGGCGCGGAGCGCGCCACGCCAAACCGAAGGGTTGCCATGCCGCGGATCTTGACCCCCGCCGACATCGCCCGGCGCCTGAAGGCGGGCGAGCAGGCGCGCGACATCTTCTTTGACCAGGAGGGCGTGCCGGTCGCCAAGGCGATCGGCATCCTGGCGCAGGTGCAGGTGGCGGACAGCATGTCCGGCGACGATCGCTCGGTCGAGTTCGTCATCTCGACCGGCGCGCTCGATCGGTACAATTCGACGATCGCGGTGACCGGCTGGCAGCTCGACCATTTCGCGCGCAACCCGATCGTGCTTTGGGCGCACGACGATTCGATCCCGGCGATCGGCCGGGCCGAGAACACGCGGGTGGAGGGCAACGCGCTGCGCTCGCACGCGATCTTTGCCGACCGCGACACCCACCCGCTGGCCGACACCGTCTTTCGGCTGATCAAAGGCAAGTTCATCAACGCGGCCAGCGTCGGCTGGTATCCGATCGAATACAAGTTCGTCGAGGGCGGCGACCGCGGCTTCGGCGTCGACTACCTCAAACAGGAGCTGTGGGAATGGTCGGTCGTCAACGTGCCGGGCAACCCGGATTGCCTGGTCGGCGCCCGATCCATGGGCATCGACACGCGGCCGCTGCTGGTGTGGGCGGAGCGCGCGCTCGATCAGGGCGGCATGCTGATGGTGCCGCGCGCCGAGCTGGAGGCGCTGCGCAAGGCGGCCGGCGCGCCGACGCAAGTTCGCACTGCCGCCGTGCGCGACACCGGCGACTGGAAATGCGACGCCGCCGGCGACCTGCCGATCGAGGACGATGACGCCTACGAGGCCAAGATGGGCACCGACAAGTCCGCCGCCCTGCGCCGCATCGCGAGCGCGCTGACCCTGCTAGGCCGCTGTCCGGCCGGCGTCACCGAGGACGGCATCGTGCAGATCCTCGGCGCCGCGCTCGAGGTGGACGCGCTGAGTGCCTCGCCGGTGCTGACGCGTGCCGGCCGCGTGCTGTCCGGCGAGAACGAACGGCGCCTGCGTGATGCGCACGATCACATGCTGGCTGCATGCGATCACGTACGCTCCGTCATCGACTCCAACGACCCGGACGATGACGGCGACGAGAACACCCAGGGCGACGATGACAAGGACGGCGACCGCGCTGTCCCTGCCAAGGTCGAAGGTAGAGACGAGCAGAAGGCCCGGCGCATGCGGGTCGCTCGTGCACTGCAGGCCTCCGCCTCGGCCTCGGCGATCCTCGCCGCCTCCGCGGCCTGATCCGCCTCGCAAGAACTTCCCTGCCTGTCTGGCGAGGGTCCCCCTGGCCGCGCGTGCGGCTGTCCGTCCAAACGAGGTACCAAATGGACAAGACGTTGAAGGAACTCCGCCAGGCACTCGGCGCGGCGGTGGATGAGCTCCAGAACCTGATCGACGACGAGCAGAAATTCCGCGCCAAGGAAGCCGAGATCAAGGAGCTCGAGCAGAAGATCGAGCGCGCGCAGGCCGCCCAGGCGCGCGCTGCCGCCATTGCCCAACCAGTCAACACGTCGGGCCAGGCGCGCAGCGAGCCAACGAGCCTCATCCTGGACCCGTATTTCGAGTACGCCGCCAGCGGCCGCCAGATCAGGCGCGTGCCGCCGTTCGAGCACTACTTGCGCCGCGCCCGCGCGATGCTGCGCGAGCAGAGCGGCGGCACCGCTGAGTTCGACGGTCCGAACCGGTTCCGCACCTTCGGCGAGCAGTTGCGCGCCGTCGCCCTCTACGCCATGAGCCACGGCGTCAACGTCGACAGCCGCCTTGTGCGCGCGCCGACCGGCGCCGGCGAGATCGACCCGTCGGCCGGCGGCTTCCTGGTGCAGACCGATTTCTCCACCGCGGTATTCATGCGTTCCTACGAGATGGGCGAGATCCTGGCGCGCTGCGAGAAGCTGTCGCTCTCCACCGCCGCGAACTCGATCAAGATCCCGGGGGTCGACGAAACGAGCCGTCAGACCGGCAGCCGCTGGGGCGGTGTGCAATCCTATTGGGTTGGCGAGGGCGTTCAGCCGCCCAGCACCAGGCCCAAGTTCCGCCTGGTCGAGCTCGACCTGAAAAAGCTCGCGTCGCTGATGTACGTCACCGACGAGCTGATCGCCGACACCGCGGTGCTGACCTCGATCGCCGGCAAGGCATTCTCGGAAGAACTGATGTTCATGACCGAGGACGGGGTCTTCGAGGGCACCGGCGCCGGCCAGCCGCTCGGCATCAAGAACGCGCAGTGCCTCATCGTGGTGCCAAAGGAGGTCGGGCAAGCCGGCAAGACCATCGTCTACGAGAACGTGCTCAAGATGTGGTCGCGCATGTGGGCGCGGTCGCGTCAGAACGCCGTCTGGTGGATCAACCAGGACTGCGAGCCGCAGCTCTACGCTCTCAGCCAGGTGATCGGCACCGCCGGTGTTCCGGTCTATCTGCCGGCGAACGGCATTTCGGGCCAGCCGTACGGCACTCTGTTCGGTCGCCCGGTGATTCCGGTGGAATACTCCGACACGCTCGGCACCCAGGGCGACATCACGCTTGCCGCCTATTCTCAGTACGTGCTCGCCGACAAGGGCGGCGTGCAAGCGGCGAGCTCGATGCATGTCGCGTTTCTCACCGACGAGATGGTTTTTCGCTTCATCTACCGAGTCGACGGCGAGCCGATCTGGCACGCCCCGCTCACTCCCTTCAAAGGTAACAACACGCTGAGCCCGTTCGTCCAGCTGCAGAGCCGCTGATCGGAGTTTGTCGCGGAGGGCGGTGCTGTTGAGCCCGTCGCCGCGCACAATGTTGGAGCCATCCATGGACAAGAAGATCACCGCCGCGATCGAGGCGCTCGACCAGAAGCACTCTAAGGACATCGCTGGCCGCCGTGCACAGATCGAGGCCGCTACCAAGGAGGTTGCGGACGTCGAACAGATGCTGCGCGAGGCAAAAGAAAAGCTCCGGCGGCTCCAAGCCGATCACATCAATGCGAGCTTTGCATACGACGCGGAACGCGCCCGTCTGCTCGCGGACGCAAAAGTAGCGGCCTGACGTCGCGCTCTAGGCCTCGCCTTCATCCCCCGACACTCACGGAGACCCATCATCATGGCCCGCCAGTTTTCCCTGCCGGAAATCCTCGCCCCGGTGCAGCTGCTGCCGCCGGCTGCGGACGCCGCCGGTCGCACCAGCAACTATGTCAATCTTGGCAAGTGCGACAAGGCGTGGATCATCTGCCACATTGCCCAGGGCAACGCCGCGCCGGTGACGCTGACGCCGCTGCAGGCGCAGGACGTGCTTGGCACCAACTCCAAGCCGATCACCGCCACCCAGGTCTGGGCGAACATCAACGAGGCGGCAACGGACCAGCTCGTCAAGCAGGTGCCGAATGCCGCGAATTATCAGACCGACGCCGGCATCAACAACAAGATTGTGATTTTCGAGATCTCGCCACAGGACTGCATGGACGAGGCGAACGGCTTCAAGACTGTCGCGATCCAGACCAGCGCGTCGAACGCTGCGAACGTCACCGAGGCCATGATTCTGCCGCTGCATCGTTACCAGCAGGCACAGCCGCCGTCGATCCTGACCTGATCTTCCAGGATCGCAGGGAGCCCGTTCGCCCTTTCTGGCCACCTTCTGAGGACTGACCATGTCCGATCGCGCCCGCGTCCATGCCACGCTCAACGCCGGCAACCAGTTGCAGTTCTTCGACGTGCAGACGCAGGAGGTGGTCGCCATCAACTCACCCCTGCAATTCAGCGACGATTTCATCGGAGGCGGGCACACCGCGGGCATTCCGGCGGCAGGCGCCCCGGTCGCTGGCTATCCATGGGTGAAGAAGATCGTCGGCGCCGGTCCGCCCAGCGTTGCCCTGGTGGGCAATGCCCCAGGCGGCCAGATCGCCTGTGCGCTCTCGGCGACAGCCGAGAAAGAGGACGCGGCGCTTTATTGGAACGACAACCTGTCGCTCGACGTGACCAAGGGGTTGGTATGGCAGGCGCGCGTCCAGCTCTCGGTGCTGCCGAGCGCGGCGGGCGTGCAGGCGGTGTGGGGCCTGCAGTCGGCTTGGATCGATGGCCCCAACAATGCGGCCGAGTACTTGCGATTCGGCGCCACGGCCAACGGTGCGGTGCTGATGACGTCGTTCGACGGCATCACCACGAACTCGATCGCGACCGGCGTGACCGTGCTGCCCACCGATTTTCACAATTATCGCATCGACTGCACGAACCCCGCCGACATCAAGTTCTTCATCGACGGCGTGCAGGTGTCCAGCACCGGGCAGATCGCTTTCGCGGCGGCGGGCGCAGCCGCCGTGCTGCAGCCCTACATGTCAGTGTACAAGCCGGCAGGCGCGGGCGTCGCCACCATCACGGCCGACGCAATCGACGTCTGGAATTTCCGCTAAAAAGCGCGCCATGACGCTTCCACGGCTCACCCAGGATGTAAGCGCGCGCCGGGGCGACTACGCGACCGGGGAGGTTCCCCGCGATGACGCCCAACTTGAGCGTCGGGCAGCACGTGGTGAACCCGACCCGCGGCGTCGACCGGCCGATCCACGGGATCCGCCGCACCGCTGACGGCATCTTCTTGCAGTTCGCTCCAGACGGGGAGTGGCACGCGGCGGACGGTTTCGTGACGCGCCAGAACTCGGATCCCCTCTCTGCCTATATCGGTCGCGCGCAGGCGGCGGTCGAAGGCTACCGGCGCATCCAGGAGGCCATCATGCCATCACCGTCAAAGCTGCACGCTCTGCCGGGATTGCTCCGCGAGTTCACCGCCAAGCTTGACGCCGCAGCCGAAAAAATTGCCGCCGAGATGGGCGCTACCGGCGATCATGCCGTCGCGGGCATGGAGAAGGTCAGCGGTGTGGTTCGTGGCGTGAAGCAGACTGCGGACGACATGCACAATCTCGCCGATGACGCGGGGGCGAATGGTGGGCCCCCTTTGGACGATACTTCGGGCTCCACGCGGTGATTGCCGAGCTGCTCGCCGTCGAACGCTGAATGGGACATGGCCAATGGCGCAGCCGATTATCGCCAAGATCAGCAGTGGCACGGCGCTGTCCCCGGAGGTCGACCTCGGGATCCGGTCGCTCGTTGGCATTGCCATGCCAGCAGGCTGGGACGCCGCCGCACTGACGTTCCAGGCGAGCGTCGACGGCGGCACGACCTGGCAGGAGATGACAACGTCGGCCGGCGTGGCGATCTCTTTCGTGGTCGGTGCGGGCCAGTACATGGCCGTCGACCCGACGCTCTGGCGTGGCGTCAACGCCATCAAGGTGCGCTCCGGGACGTCCGGCGCGCCGGTCAACCAGACGTCCGATCGGATTCTCACGCTGATGGTCGCCTGACGAGGGTGACCAAAGGAGGAATCCATGGGCGTCGACACCATCACCACGGTCGTGGTGCCGGCCGTTGCCGCGTTCCAAGGCCAGGCGCGGTACGACCTCGTGTCGCTGGCGAGTGTCAAGGCTGAGCTTAACATCGTCGATCAGAGCAAGGACGCAAACCTCAAGACCTGGATCACGCAAAGCTCGAGCGCTGCGGCAAAGTTCTGCAACCGCGTTTTTCCGGTCGAGCTATTGCAGGATCAGATTTTCGCCCAGCGGGATCACTATCCGCAGGTCGTCACCGGCGGAGCCAGACCGCTGCAGCTCTCGCGCTGGCCGATCGCCACGACCCCGTGCAGGGCCGGTATCGCGGCGCCGCCGGCGCCACTGCTTTCTTCCGTTCCCGGTGGTGTGCTGCCGGGTGCCCGCTGCTACGTCCGCGCGACGTACGTCACGGCGGCTGGCGAGACGGCCGTCTCGGCCGAGTCCAACGTAATGATCGGCGCCAATGCGCTGCTGCAGGTGGCCTCGCCTCCGCCCGATCCTCTTGGCCGGGCGACCGGTTGGAACGTCTACGTTTCAACTGCGTCGGGCACCGAAATCCTGCAAAACGCCGCGCCCATGGCGATAGGCACGCCGTGGACGGAGGCCGTCACCGGCCTGGTAACGGCCGGGACAGCAATGCCGTCGTTCGTATCGGTGATCGAGAACGGCAATCCGCGCATCGAAGGCATCGATTTCCTGACCGATTTTTCGACCGGCCAGCTCCGTCGGCTCGACACCAACGGCTACGTCAAGGGATGGCCGGCGCTGGCGATCGTGGTGCTCTGCCCGGCCGGCTATGTGCTCACCGATCCGATTTTCTCCGACGCGGCCGATGCAGTGACCCGGATGGTCAAGGGCCGATACTTCGCCCAGAACCGCGACCCGGCGCTGCGCCAGGAGAATGTCGAGGGCACCTGGTCCGCGCAGTACTGGTTCGCCGCCGGGCCCGGCGCCGCCGTCGGCAACCTGGCGCCTGACATCGAGGCGATTCTGGAAAAGTACCGCGTGCCGGTCATGGGATGAGGACCCCAATGTTGCGGATGGTTTTGGTCCTGATGTTTGGGCCGGTCGCGGCCTCGGCGCAAGCGGACTGCATCTACCTGGCCGACCAATCCCTGCCCGTTGACGGAGCTCGTGCAGAAGCCCCGCACCTATGAGGACGGGACAGAGCTCGGCCACGCGATGAATCTGTGCGAGCAGCACTCGCACGCGCCGTCGCTCGTGTACCCTGAGGGCGGCACGCCGCGCGAATACGACAACGGTTGGGATGCCTGCTATGGTCTATCATTTCCCACCAAAGCGACGCTGATCTTTAGAGTCCCGCCACACTGAGACATAAGTAACAACAGCGCAAACGGCCCCGGCTAAGAGCGGCGTGTACGACCAGTAGTTAGCTAGAACGGACGACAAGAATAGAAGCGAAATTACAAAAGATAGCTCCCTGATGGCAGCTCTTATCGATACCTGGGATGCAAGGAGGCAGTACCGCCATTCTTGTTCATTCATGGCCACCATCCACATAGTTGATCCGCCCAAACAAGGTTGTCCGCCCTTAGTTCGCCGGGGAAATTGTAGTGTATTGTTGCGCCCCGGTATTCCAGAATGCGGTCAGATAGTTCACTGTTCTCATGGATGCGTTTTGGCTGCCAGAGGTCAAGCAGAATAGGGCATCCGCTCAGTGCGGCGGTGTCCTGCGCAAAAAGCAATCCGATGCCCATCGAATAGGCTCCCCTGACCGGGCCACCGTACCACACGCCAGATTCGAGTCGCAAAACCTGTGACGCTAGGGCAACCTCGCACTCTTTGTGGGCAGCTTTTGAGTTGGCAGCCCACGACAAAATATCTGGCTTGGAATCGCAACTAGCGCCATGCGGCCGGCCCCTTACACGCTCTCGCCCGCGCAAGGCCTGGGGACAACGCCATTTCAGGCGCCCCCGACGCTACACCCGGGCAGGCCGCCCAACTATGGTCGGCCCACCGACGTGCTGCGCGGGTCAGCCAAACCTGATTGAAGTGGGAATAAGATCCTCGTGATCCGCGGTGAGTGGCAAAAGTCTGCGACGGCGCGGCTGTGGCGCGAGGAGGAAGAACGGGCCGCCCGCGATCGAGATATGGTGGAAGCCCTCGCCGCCAAGCTGAAGGGACGCTGACCATGCTTTCTCCTCTGATTGGTCTCCTCGCCCTTGTTGTCGCAGCGATGCCCGCTTCGGCGATGAACAATCCGGGGCCGTTCTCGCTCGGCGACTTCCCAATCACTACCGCCGGAACGCTCACGGGCACCCCGCAGACCGGCCTTTCGGGCATCGAGGCAGCGAGCCTGCAGGTCCGTCTCTCCTACGGTTCCGGCGGCTCCACCATTCGCGTCTATGTGCAGACTTCCCTTGACCAGGGCGCCAGCTGGATTGACGTTGCGGCAGTATTGTTCACCAACAACGGCGCTGTGCAGATCGTCAACCTGTCAGCGCTCGACAAGCTGACGACCTGGACCACGCCGACCGACGGCGCTCTCACTGACAATACGGTGCTCGATGGCCCCGTGGGCGATCAGTTCCGGGTCAAGATCATCAGCACCGGTACCTATAGCGGTGGCACGCTGGTTAGCGTGCGTGGCGTGGCGCGGTGAGCGATCGCAATGTCGTTGCGAGCTACCGGCGTGCGATCGCGCGGGCCGGCGTGGCGGTAAGCTTTGAGCGCTATGCCGGGCAGCCGCCGAACCGGGTGCTCGCTTTTTCGAGTAACGTCTCGGCGATCGTGCGCGACTACGCGCCCGACGGCGCTTCGGTCGATCGCACGGGTTACGGACCTGGCCGGGTTGGTGCCATCACCGAGGGCGATCGCATGGTGATCGTGCTGGCCGCTGACCTGGCGGCTCAGAAATTTCCGCTGCCCATCGAGAAGCACGACAAGGTGCGGCGGCTCGACAACGGCGACCTGCTCGACATCACCGAGGTCGATCCCTTCAAGCGCGCGATCGCCGGCGCGATCGAGTTGAAGGCGGCCGGGGTGCAGTAGGGGGCGTCCGTGCCCGCCATCGCCCAGGTCAAGGTCAATCTGCGCGGCGACGACGTCGTGCGGCGCATCATGCAGGATGCACCCGACATCCTGCGCGACGTGATGGTCGGGGAGGTCACCAACCAGACGCTGGCGCTGCTCGACCGGGTGCGGCGCAAGGCCGGTGGCGACGTCATCGGCGTCAAGACGGGGAAGCTGCTCGCCAGCATCAAGCCGCAGGTGCGCGCCTCGAAGAACCAGGTGCGCGGCAAGGTGCGCGCGTCGGGCACAAAATATTTCGGCGTGGTCAACTTCGGCGGACGCCTGCAGGCCCGCGACATTCGCCCGACGAAGGCCCGCGCGCTGCACATGCTGGCGACGTCGGCCGAGTTGTTTGCCGCAATCGTGCGTCATCCGGCCTATGAGGTGGGGCGTCACGAGGTGATGTACTCCTCGCTCGACGAGCTGCGCGCCGGTGCCGTGGAGGCGCTGCGCGCCGCAGTCGGGATGGCGGCCGAGCGCGCCGCGCACGGTTAGATCAATGGCTGTCTCGCGCGAAGCCGTCATGCAGGCACTGCTCAATGTCCTGGCGCCTCCGGGGCAGACCGCCTTCATCACCGTCGGTCGGCGGCTCGACAACCCGGAAAATGTTGCGCAGGCGCAGAAGCCGGCGCTCTTTCTCGTCGAGCACGAGGACGAGTTCATCAAGGAGCTACCCGAGCACCCGCTCGTCCAGGTCATGACCGTGCTGGTTTTTCTCTACACGGACGTCGGCAACGACTTCGCGGGACAGAACGCCATCCCGCAAGCGCCGCTCAACGGCCTGATCGACGCACTGATCGCGGCACTCAAGCCGGACAACCCGGTCACGCGAAAGCAGACGCTCGGCGGCCTCGTCTCGGCCGTTTGGCTGCACGGCACCGCGCCGCGCGCGACTGGCGACGTCACCGGAAAGGCGATGAGCGTCGTGCCGATCCGCATTTTGCTGCCCGTCTAACGAGGAACCGAAAATCATGACCTGGAACGTCAGCCTGGGGTTTGGCTCGGGCGTCATGTTCGTCACGCCGTCCGGCGGCAGCCCGCTGCGCGTCGGCATCATGCAGGACGTCTCGTTCGACATCTCGTTCGATCAGAAGCCGTTGTACGGCCAGAACCAGTGGCCCATTGCACTCGCGCGCGGCAAGGCCAAGGGGTCGATCAAGGCGAAGACCGCGCAGATTGACTCGGGCGTGATCGGCACGCTGATCCTCGGAGGCACGCCGGTCGCAAATCAGAACGTCATCTACGACCTCGAGGCGCACGCGGTCCCGGCCAATCCTGGCCCGTACGTGGTGACGGTCAACAACCATCTCAACCCGATCACCGACCTCGGTGTGTTCTACGCCACGACCGGCCAGCAGCTCACGCAGGTCGCGGCGGGGGCCGAGGCCGCCGGCAAGTACAGCTATGCCCCGGCGAACGGCACCTACACCTTCGCAGCCGCCGACCAGGGCGCCGCGATCCTGATCTCCTACGAGGCGGCGGCCACCGGCGGGTTCATCACCACGCTCACCAACCAGCTCATGGGCACGGTGAACTACTTCCAGACAGACCTTTATCAGAACAACCCGGAGGCCGCCGGCAGCCAGTGGGGCATGCGCCTCTATCGCTGCGCCTCCGAGAAGCTCGCGCTCGCCACCAAGCAGGATGACTGGATCATCCCGGAATTCGACGCCACCGTGCAGGCGAACGCCGCCGGCAAGGTGCTCGACTTCAACACTCCGACCTAGAACCGATGACTGACATCAAGCCTACGCCGATGTTCCCGGTGGACCTCGACGGCGCGCCGAGCATCACGCTTGGCGGCCGCGAGTGGAAGGTGCCGAAGCTCGTTCACGGTCAGAACAAGCGGATCGTCCCGGCCGCCATGCGCTGGATGCCGACGCTGCTCCCGCTGCTCGCCGCTGCCCAGGCCGAGGATGCGTCGGCCCTGATTGCCGCGGCCGATGCATTGAGCGAGGAATCCTACGAGACGCTCGGGATGATGGCGCGCGTCGCGATTAGCCAGGCGCATCCCGGCATCGGCGCCGGCGAGTTCGACCAGATGCCGGTCAGCGCCATGGAGCTGCTGGCGGCGCTCCCGGTAATCATCGAACAGACCGGCATGTTTCGGAAAAGGCAGCCGGGTGACGCGGACCCTCCGCCGGGGGAAAAGTCCGCGGCGACGCCATCGACTGGGACGGCATCACCGTCCGCGTCTGCCGCGCCACAGGCTGGACCTGGGAATACGTAGAGGCGACGCTCACGGCCGAGCGGATGGGGGCGTTCTTCGGCGATTTCAGGCGCTGGCCCCCGCTGGAAATGATGGTCGCCGGGCTCGCCGGCTACAAGGCTGGTGGCCCGGAACCGAAACGGATCACGCTCGACGAGTTCCGGGCAATCGTCGGCGCTGGCGGGGTCAGGGTATAGCGCACTACGCGGTTAGCCCTTAACGTTCATTTGTGATGCTTGTTGTACGGCGGCTGCGACCTGGCGATGATTCCCCTCTCCCGCTGCTCCGCCTCGCGAATCGATGATGCCTGCTCGATCCGGACCTTGACGCCGGGAACCGGATCTCTTGCGCCGGCGAAATGCTCCCCGATTCGTTCCTGGACCCGCCCCCGTTTGGCAACGCCGGTGTAGTTGTTGGCCCCGGCGCCCGTCTGGATGCGATATACGACCGGCTTGTTCTCGGGAAGCTTTTCGATGCCGATCTTGTTGAATGGGACTGTCTTCTTCATACCTATTCCCTCGTGCTGCTCGTAATTCGGTACGCGTACACATACGTCGTGGTCGAATCGCCGCCGCCAGGTCCGCCCTTCATGCCGCGCTGCACGAAATAGTCCTCGACCGCTCTGGCGTCAGCTGAGTTCGCGCACTGCCGATAGATCCAGCGGCCGTTTTTGCTGTCGACGCTGTGATCGTTGAACAACCGCTCCTGAGCGTCGGCGGCGATGCCGCAGTACCACTCGGAATAACTTCCGCCGCAGCTCTGTACGTGCGCCGCGATCGCTTGGATAATCTCTGCCTTCGTTGCCATACGCAATTTTCCTTGGACTGTTGCCAATATCGTCCAGTGTAAGCGGACGGTGCGTACAGTGTCAAGAAAAAAAATCACAGCAGGAGCTGTGCGTCGTTTTTCGGGGGAAAAACGTCGTCCAGGCGAATGCGGGCTACGATCGGGTTGACATCGAAGGTGTCCGAAAGACCGCGAATCGCCCGCTCCCTGTCGGCGGGCCGAATCACGCGGTGACCTAGGTTTCCTGCCTCGACGATGAAGCCTTGCACGGCTTGCTCGACAAGTCGGCGCGGCATCAAAAGCGCGCCGATAGCCTTGTTCGCTTGAAACTCCCACCAGCGACCATCGTAGCCCCGCGGGGCGGAGCCTTCGCCCGCAACGTCTCGGCACATAATCTCGGGCGTCTCGTCGTCATCGCCGAACAAGGTCTTTGGTTTCGTCCCGAGGCAGAAGAGGTGCGCGTGCATCAGCCCGTGACCCGCCTCGTGGGCCATGGTCGTCCTGAGTCTGCGCTCGTTGGACTTGCCGGCAGTCGCATCATCGAGCTTGGTCGCAATGACGATCGCCTCGACGCCGCTTGGACCAAATTTTGTGAACCCGAGCACACCCTCGGAAAGCGTTTCGTAGCGGGGGGTGACGCGAAATCGCTTCTCGATGAAACGCTCGATGCGCACGGGTGCAGGCGATGCTGGATACAGCTCGGCATCCCGCAATGCTGTCGCACACATCTCCTCGATTTCAGCGGGTTTGAAATACGGTCGCTGTAGGAATGGTCCCCTTCCGCTGCGCAAGGTCTTCATAGCTACTTCGGTTTCTTTGCCTGCCTCTCACGTGCAGCAATCTTGAGAAGTTGCTCTGGCGGAAGATCGACGAGGGTGCGAAACGCCAACGTGAGACGCGGGTCATCGGCAGCACGACGCTTCATTTCCTCTACCGGGGGACGCGCGTCGCGCTCTTTCAATTCATCAATCGAGACGCCCAACACCCGAGCCATGTCCTTGAGGACTTTCTCAGATGGGTATCTGCGACCGAGTTCAACATCGGAGACGAAGGCAGCAGAGCAATCTAGTTTCTTCGCAAACTCACGCAAAGAGATATCACGCTTATCTCTCAATTCACGGAGGTATTGGCCCAGTGACATCTTTGTAAGCTTACTGTGCTGCGACTCAGCAGTCAATCGTACTTTCGTACGTCCAGGCTGCGACATAGCGAGGGCCTTGCACGTTCGCGCCGTTGAGGTCGACCCCAACTCCACGTGCTAGTTCCGTCCGATTGTGCTGCGCAGGAGGAAGTCCATGGCGAATGCCCCCACCATCTCGGTCGATATCGTCGCGGCGTTCGGCGCCTTCAAGGAGCAGCTCGATCAGGCCTCCAAGGCGACCAAGGATTTTGCCGACCGCGTCAAGGCGTCGCTCGGCGAGCTTACCGCGCCGTTCGAGAAGCTGCAGAGCCTGATCATCGGCGTGGCCGCGGTCGCTGCCGGCGGCGCCGTGTTTAAGGATGTGGTGGACTCGACCCTGGAGACGACCGGCGCGGTGGTCAAGCTGCAACGGGCGTTCGGCGGCAATCTGGAGGCATCCAATCAGCTTGCCTCGCAGCTCCGCCTGCTCGGGATCTCGACCGACGAATATACCGGCATGGCGCTGCGGCTCGACCGGCAGATCCGGGCGAACAACGAGTCGCTGCAGAAGATGGGGTTCACCGCCCGCGACCTGGACCTCGGCCAGAAGGGCCTGATGGACAAGGCCATTGCGAAACTCCTTGAGTACAAGGAGGGGGTCGACCGCAATATCGCCGCCCAGGTGCTCTTCGGCCGCAATGTGCAGGATATCTATCCGTTGCTCCGCACGGCGCTCGAAGGCGTGCCGGAGCGGGCCCGGCAGCTCGAGGAGGCGTTGCAGCTCACCGTCACGGAGACCGACAAGCAGCGGGCGCGCGAGTACAAGCTCGCAATGAACGAGCTCGGCATGGCGTTCGAAGGCATCAAGAAGGCGATTGGCGACGCGGTGCTCCCATATCTGACGCGCTTTGCCCAGTGGTTCAGCGCCCAGGCGCCGACGATCATCGGCGGCATGAAGGAAACGATGAAAGCCGTGATCGAGTGGGCATTCGATGCAGCAGATGGCTTGGTACGGTTTTCCGCTGAGGTGATTCAGACGCTCAATGCGCTGCTCGCGACCGCGGCCCTGGTGGGTAATTTCCTCGGCGTGGTCAGCGACAAGGGGGCGTATGATTTCGTCGCTCGGCTCGCCGACATAAACGACGGTATCCTCAAGCTCAAAGAGCG